GGGAGGGAGCCCCCCTGTCTTTCCGTCCTCTTTTTCCCCAAAAGTGGTTGAAACGGTTCACATAGGCCCTATGACTCGCCATATACAGGCAGGCTAGACGATTGCTAACTGAAGTTAAACAAGAGCTACGAGGGGCAACTCATCCAAGGCTTAACACGCCCTGGCTGAATACAAAATCACGCATAGATGAGATAGTTGCGCTAGCTGAATCTATCGGCCAGCCTTTGCTTGATTGGCAGCGACTAATTCTTACCGATATGTGCGCCGTTGATGATTCAAATATGTTTATAAAGAAATCCGCGTTATTTGTATGTGCCAGGCAGTCCGGAAAAAGTCATATGATGCGGATGCGCGTACTGGCAGGCCTATTCTGTTTTGGTGAGCGTAATATCCTAATTATGTCCTCTCAGAGACAGATGGCCTCTAAGTCCTTAGAGATAATGGCAGGCATTATTGAGCGTACGCCACACCTATTAGCTCAGGTCAAAGGTGGCAATATAGACAAGGCATATAAGCGCACTAACGGTAATGAGCGCATAATCCTAGAAAATGGAGCTGAGGTTAAAGTAGTTGCAGCTACTACTGACTCAGCGCGTGGACTTAGTGCCGATTGTGTTTGGGTAGATGAGTTACGCGAGTGCGGAGTAGAGGCCCTAGATGCCGTAAAATCAACTACGCTCACACGTCCTAATAGCCAGCGCTTTTACACTAGCAACGCGGGCCATAAAGAGAGCCACGTGCTAAATGAGATGCGCGAGCGCTCGCTGAGCAAGCCGCCTAAGTCAGTTGGTTATTACGAGTACAGCGCCCCGGATAATTGTGATATTTGGAATAGAGAAAACTGGGCTATGGCTAATCCATCTTTAGGCACTCTTATAAGTGAGGATGCTATTGAGGAGATTATTGCAACAAGTACACACGCCGCAGTAATGACTGAAACCTTGTGCAAATGGATAGGAACGGACACTAGCCCCTGGACACCTGGAAGCTGGGAGGAGTGCGCTGATACGTCTCTTGTTATGGCGCCAGGTATGTACACAATGTTTGCTTTTGATATTGAGCCACACGCAGGCCGCCACGCATCTTTAGTAGCTGGAGCCGTTATGCCCGATGGGCGTATTGGCCTTAGCCTTGTTAAAACGTGGGAATCTGACCGAGCGATTGACCAACTAAAAATAGCAGCTGACATAAAGACCTATTGCGATGAGTGGCTACCTAAGCTTGTACTCTTTGACAAGTTTACAGGCCAGCATATTGCCGACAGGCTCCATAATGCCGGCGTTAAAGTGGAGGACTGCAGCGGTACCCAATTTTATAATGCCTGCTCTGTTTTTAAGGATGCAATAGATAACCGCCGAGTGGTTCACGGTGACCAGCTGGCCCTTAACACAGCTATGGATTCCGTAGCAGCTAAGAGCAACGATTCAGCCTGGAGAGTGGTTCGCAAAAAATCAAGCGGTTCTGTGGCATCCGTAATCGGTATGTGTATGCTGGCTTTGCACCTTGATAAGCCAATATCCCAGCCTAAGGTGTACATCTAGACACGCCGAGAGTTAAGTAAACGTTTTGCTTGTGGATAACCTACACTTCGCCCTATGGGTATATTGCAAACTTTAGGCATAGCTAAAAAAGATGTTACAGCCCAGCTAGCCCCTGCCGTTATGTCACAAGGTTACGGCGTTGGTGTTTATAGCTACGGTGGCCTTTATGCAAGCGGTAACGGTGCGCCGTTTATGGATAGATTTACTGCGCTACAAGTACCGGCAGTAGGAAGATGCCGTAATTTAATTGCAGGCGTAATCTCAAGTATAGATTTAGAGTTATATAAAAAATCCACGGGCGTAAAGCTTGAGTCTCCACTTTGGTTAGACCAACCTGATATGCGCCAGCCACGTAGCGTAACTATTGCTTATACAGTTGATTCATTACTATTTTACGGCGTTGCTTATTGGCGGGTGACCTCATTGTATGCTGATGATGGGCGCCCTAGCGGCTTTGAGTGGGTAGCTAATACTCGCGTAACAGTTACAACAGATGAGACAGGCGAGGCGGTAAAGTATTACAGCGTTAACGGCGCCCGCGCTCCTATGTCGGGTATTGGTTCACTTGTTACTTTTCAGTCTTTGTTACCTGGAGTATTAGAGACAGGCGCTCGTACAATTCAAGCTGCTATAGATATTGAAAAGGCTAGCTCGGTAGCGGCCGCCACGCCTATGGCTACCTCGGTGATAAAAAATAATGGTGCTGACCTGCCTGAAGCACAAGTTAGCGGAATCTTAGCTGCCTGGAAGGCCGCAAGAAATAGCCGGTCAACTGCATTTTTAACTAGCACTTTAGATATACAAAATATTGGCTTTAGCCCTAAAGATATGATGTACAACGAAGCTAGCCAATACTTAGCTACACAGGTAGCGCGTTTAATGAACGTACCTGCCTATTATATTTCCGCGGATATGAATAATTCAATGACTTACCAAAATATTTTAGATGGTAGAAAAGAGTTTGTTGCATATTCTTTACAGCCGTTTATTAGCGCTATTGAAAACCGTTTATCTATGGATGATATTACTGCACACGGTAACGTAGTGCGCTTTGCCCTAGATGAGACTTTCCTACGTGCCGATACTGCAGCCCGTTTAGATGCTATAGAAAAAATGCTTAATCTAGGTTTAATAGATTTACAAACTGCTCAAAGTATGGAACAACTAAGCCCAATGGGCCTTACTGAAGGGAACGGCACTAATGCTATTAACGTTTAGTGGAGTAGTACAAGCGGTAGATAGTGGTGAGCGCCGCATTATCGCTGGCAAAATTGCGCCCTATGGCGAAGTAGGTAACACAAGTGCAGGCCGCGTTGTGTTTGCCCCTAATTCAATAAGCGCAGAGAATCCCGATAAAATAAAACTTTTAATGTCTCACGATAATTCCAAACCTGTAGGACGAATGAAAAGCATCAACAGCGCAAGCGATGGTTTATACGCTAGTTTTAAGATTAGCTCTAGCTCACGTGGTAATGATGCAATTTTGCTAGCCCAGGAAGCGTTAATGGATGGCCTATCCGTTGGTGTGGAAGTTACCGCATCAGAGCCTAAAGATAACTACCTCCTGGTCACCGCTGCCACCTTACGCGAGGTGTCACTTGTCGAGAGCGCCGCATTTTCTAGCGCTGCGGTGCAAACTATTGCTGCACAAGCTGGCGAAATGCCACTAGATGCTGCTATGTCAACAACTACCAAAGTTACAACAACTAACACAGTAACAAACTCAACAACAACCGAAACCGAAACCGAAACCGAAACAGAGAGCGAGGCCGCTGTGACTACAGCCCCCGAATCAAACGCACCTGAGGCAACAGATGCCCCAGAGCAGGCTGCACCTACAGTAGAGGCAGCTCGTAAAATCATTATGCCAAGTGCATTAAACTCACAAAGAGTACGCCACGATATTACCTCTATGGGCGCGTACACAGCACGTAAAGTAAAAGCATCTCTAGGAGATGAGGAATCACGCCTTTTTGTTACTGCAGCCGATGATTTCTCAAGCGCTGGCTTAGGTTTTACACCTACGCAGTATCTACAGTCAATCGTATCCACACAGGGTAACTTTGGCCGTCCAGCTTTTGAGTGCGTTGACCGCCAAACCGTCCCGGCCTCTGGTATGACTATCAATCGGCCAAAATTCACGACCTACCCAACGGTGACAGTTGAAGCTGAAGGTGGAGCAGTATCTAATACCGATGCTGTCTCAGAATATTTGACTTCAAGTATTTCCAAGTACAGTGGAATGCAGACGCTCTCGATTGAGCTACTTGAGAGGTCTGACCCTGGCTTTTATGATGCCATTACTAACGAGTTAACAAATAACTATCTCAAGGTAACCGATGCTGCAGTAATTGCAGCTCTTACAGCTGGCGGTACACAAGCTACAGCTGTAGCAGCTACATCAGCTGGCATCATTTCATACATCTCAACAGAGGCACCACTTGCTTACACAAACTCAAGCTATTTTGCTAAGAATTACCTAGCAGGAAGCTCACAATGGAGCTTGCTACTTGGGGCTACAGATTCAACTGGGCGCCCAATTTATTCAGCGGCTAACCCAATGAATAACGGCGGCAACGCTGCGACTACTAGCGCTAAGGGTAACGTTATGGGCTTAGACCTATTTGTTGACCGTAACGTTGTATCAACTACTATTGACGAATCAGCGTTTATTATTGCGCCTGAAGCGTTTACAGTTTTTGAGTCACCAACTGCTTATATGTCAGTTAACGTTGTATCTAATCTTCAGGTACAAATTGCTATTTATGGCTATATGGCCACTATGGTAAATATTGCCGGTGGTATCCGCCGCTTTAACCTCACATAATAAAAACCCACTAATAGTTTGGTAGGTCTCTTAGCCCTTTGAGACCTACCAAACCTAAGTAAGTAAGGAGTATAAAAATGCCAGCCACTTATGTAACCGCTGCGACATTAAAGGCATCTTTGGGTGTCGGTACTCTTTATGATTCTTATACCTGGATAGAGGATACGTGCCAAGCCGCACAAGATTTAATTAACGGCTTTTTGTGGTTTGATAGTGCGCCAGTAGTAGGTACAGCTTTGGTTAGTAATGTCGCTACGGTGATGGTTGCTAACCCAGGCATCTTTACTGTTGGCGAGTCCGTTACGGTTGCCGGGGCAGGTTCAACCTTTAACGGTACTTATACAATCACAGGCACGATTCCTTTTAGCACAGGTACGGCTAATCTTTTGCCTGCATTTAATATGCAGCTTAATTACTGGCAATTCCCACAGGGTTATAGCTTTATCCAATATGCAAAAGTAGCAGCTGACCAAAATTTTAGGCGTGTATTGCCTTATGGCACTATGTCAGGTGACGATACAAAAAGCGCTACATACGCCAACACGCCAGCCATAAATGCTGCGGCGCTAATGCTGGCAGAAAATATCTGGACTTCACGTTTCAGTACACAAAACGGCGGCACTAGCGTGGACGGCTATAGTCCAAGCCCGTTTAAAATGAGTAATACGCTTATGGCATCCGTACGCGGTTTGTTAGCGCCATACCTTAGCCCTAATGCGATGGTCGGCTAATGCCAGCGGCTATAACTACCTTACGTAGCACTATTGCCGCAGCGCTGGCTAATCCTGGCGTGTGGACAGTATTTAATTACCCGCCAGCTACTATGCAAAGTAGCGCTGTAGTAATTTCACCGGCAGACCCATATATCACGCCAAGCAATAACTCAAAGTTAAATATTGCACCCCTGGCTAATTTTAAGATTATTATGACGGTGCCTATGTTCGATAATGCCTCAAACCTTATTGGCATAGAGGACACAATAGTAGCTGTATTTACTAAACTAGCTAATAGCGCAATCGTATTTAATGTTACTAGCGTAAGCGCTCCTAGCGTATTAACCGTTGCCGCAGGTGACTATCTAACGGCAGATTTACAAATAAGCATACTAACGAGCTGGAGCTAACTAATGGCACTTACAGATGAAGAAAAAGCGTTTTTAATCAAAATTGGCCAAGAGCTGCCAAAAGAGATTAAAGAAACCCAACCAAAAGAAACAACAACACAGAAAGTAGAGGAATAGCCCTAATGGCAATTTTCTTATCAAACGGCGTAGTGGCTACTCTTAACTCAGTAGTCCTATCAGACCACGTAACTAGCGCAAGCATTTCTAGAACCTTTGACGAGCTAGAGGTAACAGCTATGGGCGATACTGCACACAAGTTTGTTAAGGGCTTAGAAGCTAGCACTATCACTTTAGATTTTCTAAATGATGATGCAGCATCCGGAGCCGGTTCAGTACGTGCAACTTTGCAAGCTGCCTGGGGTACAACTGTGCCACTAACGCTAAAGCAAACAAGCGCCGTAGTGTCAACTACCAATCCTTTATACAGCACTACAGTTTTGGTAAACAACACTACCGATATTAACGGCGCTGTCTCTGAAGAAAGTATGCAGAGCCTTACCTTTACCTGTAACTCACCAATCGTAATTACAACCACACCATAAGAATAAAAAAAAGGGGCTAACAAAATGGCAAAACTCAAAATAACAAGAACAGACGGTACGGTATCTGAGCATCAGATAACGCCAAAAATTGAGTGGGCTTTTGAGATATATGCAAAGGCAGGGTTCCACAAGGTTTTTTTC